AGCAAAGGAACAGAGTTCAGTCATTCGACTGAATAACATTTATCCGCTCACGGATAACCAAAGAAAAACTTTTGATGCGTTTGATTCTGACAAAAACCTCATACTTCACGGTGTAGCTGGCACAGGCAAAACTTTTCTATCAATGTATTTGGCTCTAAAGGCAGTCCTCGATGGGCGAGCACCAAAGCCAGTCGTCATTATCCGTAGCGTTGTTCCGACGAGGGATATGGGATTCCTTCCTGGCAATATGAAAGAAAAGGCAGCAGTCTATGAGCAACCATATGCTGCCATTTGTTCGGATATAGTTTCAAACCGCCAGAATGCATATGATTCATTGAAGAATAGAGGAATTATAGAGTTCTCGACAACTTCTTTTCTAAGAGGTCTCACGTTTAAGAATAATACAATTATCGTCGATGAATGCCAGAATATGACGTTTCATGAACTTGATTCGGTCATCACGCGCATGGGCGAAGGTTGTAGAGTTATCTTCTGTGGCGATTTTCGTCAGTCTGATTTTTGGCGAGAAGATGAGAAGTCTGGGCTAAATAAGTTCATGTCTGTCGTTTCGAAGATGAAAAGTTTTGAACGTATCGAGTTCACAAAGGACGACATCGTAAGATCTGATGTTGTGAAGGAATATATTTTGGCAAAACTTGAACAAGGTATTGTATAGAAATTATGTTTGAATATGATTATTATGATTTGCCAAAAGTGAATTCTGTGACTGGCGAAGATGGTCGAAGGTATTATCAAACTCCAGATGGTAAGAGGTATCCATCTGTGACGACCGTTCTCGGAGATAGACCAGAAAAGAAACGTGCAATTTATGAGTGGCGTCAGCGAGTCGGCGAAGAGAAAGCGAACCGTATTTCTACGCAAGCTGCTCGACGCGGGACATCTGTTCATACTCTCATGGAAAACTATGTGAGAGATTTAAGCGAACCAGATTCCAGCGAAATGCCGACTTCGTTGAATTCCTTTAGATGTCTAAAGAAGGCACTTGATGCTAATTTAGAAGTTGTGCGTGGTTTAGAAGTTGGTTTGTACTCGCATAATTTGAAACTTGCTGGGCGTTGTGATCTTGTTGGTCAGTGGAATGGTAGGAATGCTATCATCGACTTTAAGACTTCCAAGAAGTTAAAGAAAGAAGAATATATCGAAGATTATTTTTTACAGTGTACAGCATATTCAATTATGTTCGAAGAGTTGACCGGCATTAAGACTAATGGAATTGTTGTCCTGATTGCTGTAGATGATTATGATATGCCGCAGATCTTTATGAAGTCGCGTGGTCAATACATAGAGAAGCTGTTAGGAATATTAAATGAACGAACTATTACAAGCACTGGTATTAGTGCAGGGGTTGCAGTCGCCTGAAGCGGGCATCACATATCGTAATCTGTTTATGATGTGCGCCCCATCTATAAATAACATTCATGAATCGTTGAGATCACAGTTCGGGGAAGTTCCCGTAGTTTTGTTTTCTACAAATGACGAAGACAACAAGATGACTCTTTATTATAGCAAGAAAACAAAATCAGTAACACTTGTTCAGGTTTCGCGCGATGGCACGGGGTGTATCGCAGCTGCTGGAAAGGTAGAATATCTGAACGAGAAAGAACTTTTAGATGATGATGGTCGTGAGAGTTCCCGTTAACAAAACAAGGAGGTAGATTATGTTTGATTGGATTAAGGATAGAATTTCTGAAGGTTCGACCCATACGGGTGTTATCGTTGCTGCAGCTGCTGCAGCTTGTCTCTTCGCAGGGTATTCTATCACTCAGGTAGTTCTCTGGGCTGCTCTTGCATGGGGTGTCTATAGCATTGTAAAGAGTGAGTTTTAATCCCTTTACTTTGTCATCAAAGTTTAGTATAATTAAGTTGTAACGATGAAGGAAACTGAAAGCTGAACTGGACGCGGGTGCGACTCCCGCCACCTCCACCATAAGGACGTTTATGAAAATTATTGATGGACATTCGGGAAAGGCTAAATTCTTTAAAGGCAAGGGTCGAAAAGGTACATCGTCTCTCGATGATTACCAAAAAATGCTGATAGAAGCAGAAAAGACCAATGGATTTCAAGACGAGCCAAAACAAAAGCCGCTCATCGCTAAAGAGAGAAAAGAACGCGGCGTGGTTAAATACAGATCGATGAATCAGTCCGTTCGATGGAAGTAAGTGTCTTTATGATGGGGGTGAACAGGTTCGACAGGCAGGAAATAGGAATCTGGAGTTACACGGTTGGTCGCGCATAGACCAAAATCGTAAATGCCAACGATAATGAGGCATATGCTCTTGCTGCTTAGTCAGTAAGACGGAGTTCGGTGGGTACTTGGCAACATAAACCCACCACCTTTCTTCTAACAACAAGGGGAAACCAAAATGAAACTTGTTGCGGCAATCTTCTTCGGTATTGTAGTTGGCGCAGTTTCTATAGTTTCTTTCAAGTCAAGTAATCAGTCAATTGCCAGCATTAGTCAAAACGTCAAGATAGTCGATACAACAGAACGCGACTGTCTTGCCCAAAACATTTATCATGAGGCTCGCGGAGAATCGCTGGCTGGTGCACTGGCAGTTGGTCTTGTGGTTAAGAATAGAACTAAGGACCATCGTTATCCTGATACATATTGCGGTGTTATAAAGCAAGGTCCGACTCGTGAATCTTGGAAAGGTAATGGTCAAACATATCCTGTCCGATTCAAGTGCCAGTTCACTTGGTATTGTGACGGCAAGAGCGACGAGGTTGATACCACAAGCGAAGAATGGAATAGGTCAGTGATGGTTGCCAATGCAGTTATTGGCGGCAGAGTCTATGACTTCACTGATGGCGCCACGCATTATCACACATATGAGGTGAATCCAAAGTGGGGGTATATGTTCAAGCAGGTTGCTCAGATCGATAGCCACATCTTTTATAGAAGACCATGATCAAGCATGAACTGTTTCCCACTTTAATTGCAGAGTTTCATTATGATTGCCATGAAGAATTCAAGCGCACATTCTATGACAGGTATTCGTTTCACTCTAATCCAGATGGCAATTCTAGTGAGCGAACTGGGCATGTTGATATTCATAGAGATGATTCTATGAGTGGTTTCTGGAGTTGGGTCGGAGACTCGCTCAAGAAATATATCGCAGAACTTTGTGTAGAAGATGTTCATGATCTGTATATTGTAAAGTCTTGGCTTATGCCGACTAAAACTTGGCATGTGCCGAGACATAAACATGCCGACGCACATTTGTCGTTTGTGTATTATGTCAATCTTCCGCCAAACTCGGATGCAATTTACTTTGAGTCGAGCAGCCCGAACGAATTGTATCACGACATGTTTGGGCAGAACGCAGTGGAGTGGAATCGTTACAACTCTCGTAGTTGGTTCTTCAATCCAGTAGAGGGCGGACTGTTTGTGTTTCCATCAAAGACCTATCATTACACAGCAAACCCAAACTCGGACACGCCACCCATTCCAGACACACATAGCATGATAGATCTTAAGAATAAAAGAATGGCGATTGCTGGTGATGCAGTTCTTACATATAAAAAGAATCTTCCTAAAGCATATGGTCTGATGCCAATTGATAATTGGAAAAAAGTGTAAATCCCTTTACTTTTTAAGTGTTTCGTTTTATAATGGTTAAACGCTAAATAATTTGGAGTTTCGTATGACGATTAAGGCTGGTAAAATATGGGGGCAAACCGAAGCAATAATTCAAAACCCAGTTGTCGAGTTCCATCGGATTTCGGCAAAGGCTGGGTTTCGCTGCTCTCTCCACAAGCACTCGCACAAATGGAATGGCTTCTTCGTAGAGTCGGGCGTATTAGAGATCCACGTCCAAAAGAGCGACTACGAACTGACAGACATTACTACACTAAACGCAGGGCAATACACGACAGTAAAGCCTGGAGAATATCATTTCTTTCTGTGCAAGGAAGACTGTGTTGCTTTCGAGATTTACTATCCGGAACTTCTTTCGGAAGACATTCAGAGAAAAAATGTAGGAGGACAAGCAGAGTGAACCTTAAAGAAGAACTCGATATCATGACACCTGCTAAATTTAGAAGTCTTGTCGAAAAGAAAGTCGCTGATGACGGTATCAGTTATATCGATGCTATTGTTGATGTTTGCCAGAAAACTGGTTTCGAAATCGAAAGCGTTCCAAAGATGCTAACGAACAAGACAAAAAAGATTCTTCGGAATGAAGCGACGAATATGAATATGTTGAAGAAGAAGGGGGCAAGACTGCCTTTATAATATGGAAGGATTGCGAGCCTATCAGAAATATCTCGCGATTAAGTTACACTTCACAACCGATTACGATTATTTCAAATATGGCGGCAAGTCAAAGTCCGCTTCGCCAAGTTCGTTCGAGAAGCGCAAAGATGTTTTCTTCTTTCGTAAAATTGAACGTCGTTATTCGGATGAAGAACTGACCGAATACTTTGTCGCGAACTTCGTTTCCAAAAACACAGGTCGTTGGATTGGCGAACTGGCTTCTCTGCAATCCGAAAGAGTGTATGATCAGTGGAAAAAGCGGATGGAATCGTTTTCATACTTGTTCAAAGAAGATATGGAAAAGATAAAAGAACAAGCTAATACGTGCTTCCTATCCACTAATCCTGCCGATATGTGGACTGTAGATAATGATACGCACCATAATATGCACCCAGAAGTTTTGTGCATGTATCTTGGAAATAAGATTTCGCTAGAGTCGTTGATTGCAGCAAACCGCGTTCTAAAGTTTGTGCCGATTTGGGATAGAACTATTGGCGAAGATTTTATTTGGCCAGATATTTCGAAGAGCATCAAGAAGTATGATGCGTTCCTCAGGCTAGATGAAAAGAATCTTCGTAACATCATGAAGGAGGTATTCATATGAATGATGACCAACTGCTACATGATATTGCGAATTTGATTGACGATTATAATATGGAAGAATCTATGAAGAAAGCAAAACAGATTCTAGACCATATTAAAAAGAATTCATACGAACAGAAAATTGTTTTTGATTCTCGGTTCGATGGATAGTGAGGTGAGTTATATATAATGATGTATATTATGATGAGTAAAGTGGACAAGACGTTATACACCGAAACATACGGAGAAAAATATGAATGACACATTTGCAGCACTAAAGCGTGAGCGCACCTCTCAGTTCGATAAACTCACGAAGGAAGTCTCAAAGATTTCCACCAATCAGACAAACAAGAGTGAAGATGATCGCTTCTGGAAGCCAGAAGTCGATAAGGCTGGTAACGGATATGCAGTTATCCGCTTCCTGCCTTCGCCAAAGGGTGAGGATGTTCCTTGGGTTCGTATCTGGAACCATGGCTTCCAGGGTCCTGGCGGCTGGTACATCGAAAACTCGCTGACGACTATCGGTCAGCAGGATCCCGTTGCAGAATATAACTCCAAGCTGTGGAACTCTGGTAGCGACAAGGATAAGGAAATTGCTCGTAAGCAGAAGCGCCGCCTGACTTACATTGCAAACATCTACGTCGTGAAGGATCCCGCAAGTCCTGCTAACGAAGGAAAGGTATTCCTTTACAAGTTCGGTAAGAAGATCTTCGATAAGATCAACGAACAGATGAACCCAACCTTCGAAGATGAGAAGGCAGTCAATCCTTTTGATCTTTGGGAAGGTGCGGACTTCAAGATGAAGATCCGTCAGGTCGAGGGTTATCGCAACTATGACAAGTCGGAGTTCGATAAGCCAGCCCCTCTATCGGATGATGATGATCATCTCGAGAAGATCTGGAACTCGGAGCATTCGCTCTCTGCGTTTGTTGCTCCTGACCAGTTCAAGTCTTATGAACAGCTGAAGGCTCGCCTTGATCGTGTTCTTGGTCTGACTTCTGCAGGCGCAGCTGCTGCAGCTGCTTCTCGTGACGAGGATGATTCTCGCGCTGCGGATATTCCTCGCGGTTCAGTTTCTGAACCTTCTGTCGGTAAGTCGGCAAAGGCTGCTTGGGAAGATGATGGAGAAGGTGATGATAATCTTGCCTTCTTCGAGAAACTTGCTCAAGACGACTAAAATAAAGAGGGGGCAAAAGCCCCCTCTTTTTTACGCAAAGCCACCATATTCTGGATTTTCATTTCTAGTTGCCCTGTTAAAAGATGGGTCTGGGTTGTTCGCTCCCTTCCCTAAGACTCTGGCAAGTTGTATGTTTTCATTTTTCTTTTTAGAAGCTGCAAGTTGTGCGCGGGCACGAGCATCAGATCCACTAGCTGTCACGTTTCCGCCAATTTCTTTTGGCGGAAGAACAGTTGTTCCACCACCAGCCATTGCTGTTTGAACCATTTGAGCGCGTTCATCTGCGCGCTTTACCAATCCAGCTAGTTTTACGCCGCTAGACATTGTTCCAGTTGTTTTCAGTTCATTAACAATACCTTGAGTATCTCCACGTTTTAATGCTGCAACAAGTTTTGGTGCCTTTTTGAAGACACCAGGACCAGCATTAAATGCAAGATCGGAGAGTGCAGAAAGGACGGCTTCATTCAATGTTGATGTGTCGACTCCCATGTTCTCTAATACTTTGAGCGCACCTTCTTTGCTCGATTTCATATCATCTTGATATAGTTTTTTTCCTTCTTCTTCTGTAATGCCTCTACTGATATCAAGTTCGGTTCCGTCACTTAATATAATCTTCTTATCTTTTTGTTCTTGTGGGCGAAGCAAATGTCCATAACCAATCGTTGGGTTTCCAGTGGGGTCGTCGTAGATTGTTGGCGAGAATCCTTCCTTTTCCATCGTAAATGTTTTTTCTGGTTTGCCAGCAGCGGTTACTGGTTTTGGCATGCCACTGTCCGCAGGTGGTGCTGGTCGCGGCGGTGGCGCTGCCGGTGCTGGTGCTGGTTTTGTCGCAGGAGGTGGCGGCGCAGGTGACGGTGCAGGTGGCGCTGCCGGTGACGGTGCAGGTGATGGTGCAGGTGGCTCTGGAGGCGGAGGAGGCGAAGGTTCTGGCGCCATTCTTCCTTGTATTTCTTCTGCTCTGTCTTGATCCTCGGCAGACGCCATATCTGTACCTGCAGCTGCTGCACTATCCGCCTTTTCCTGCGTGTCTGCATTTATTTGGTCTAAGATTTTCTTTTGCTCATCACTGAGTTCATTGAGATCATCATCAATATCATCTAAATCGTCTTCGGAATCGTCTTCTTCTTCCCCACCTTCGAGGAAATTCGTCACGCTTTTTGCTTCTTCTTGCATGCTCTTCTCTGTTTCACCAGAAATGCCTTTTACAAAATCACTAACCATATCTGAAACTTTACTAAACGCGCCGACAACAGCACCGATCGCAGGAATAAATGCTAAAGCACCAATAAATTTTAATATTCCTGATATAACTCCATCTTTTTCTTCTTGTTTTTTCGGACTTCCTGATTTTCCTGGTTTCAATGCATCTGCTTTTCCCCCAGATTCTGCCAGCTGCTCTCTCAGACGAAGTTCTTCGTCTTGTTTCATATCCAAATTTTTTGCCGAATAATCTAAAATTTTATCCAATCTTGGAAAGAGCGCACCCTGAAATGCATTAAATGTTGATTCGCGGAGAAAATTAGAATCACCAGATGTTCCTCTAGATGGAGTGCCAGAAGGTGCCGATGACCTAGATTTTCCAGAAGAACCAGATTTATTGGAACTGCCAGAAAATTTGTCGTGAATGCCAGCGATCACTGTGGCAGCAATAC